AGCTACAACAGATACTTTAACAAATAAAACTTTAACTAGCCCTGCAATAGGAACAAAAATTTCAGATACAAATGGAAATGAATTAATTAATCTTACTGCAACAAGTTCAGCAGTTAATGAATTTACACTAGCTAACGCAGCAACAGGTAACGGTCCAATTTTATCAGCAACAGGAGAAACTAATGTTGATATAAATTTAAATCCTAAAGGAACAGGAACTCTTAAATCAGGAACAGCTGCAGTTAAAATTGCAGGGAAAGAAACTATATGGATTCCAGCAGCAGCAATGTATGCTGCAACAACCAATGGAGCTGACGCAGAACAAGTAGAAACAACAGCTACAAGACCAGATATGAAAGTATTTGATTTTGATGCTGGTACAAAACAATATACACAATTTACAATAGCTATGCCTAAGTCATGGAATGAAGGTACTTTAACTTACCAAGTTTACTGGGCACCTAGCACGACTAATACAGGAGATTGTATTTTTGGTTTACAAGGTGTTGCATGTGCAGATGGTGATACTATCGATGTTGCATTTGGGACAGCAATCGAAGTTACAGATGCTGGTATTGGAACAGTTGAAGATCAACAAATTACAGCTGAAAGTAGTGCAATGACAGTTGCGGGTTCTCCTGCAGCAGGTGAGCAATCTTACTTTCAATTATATAGAGACGCAGCAGACGGTAGTGATACTTTTACTGGTGAATCAAGAGTTTTAGGTATCAAATTATTCTTTACTACTGACGCGGCCAACGACGCATAGGAGGAATAGAACATGTTTGGTTATAATGTTTTAGGATTTGGAGCAGGTGCTGGAGGCGGTGGTCCATACGAAGTAGATTATTTAGTTATCGCTGGTGGAGGCGGTGGCGGAGTATCCGGAGGAGCTGGTGGAGGCGGTGCCGGAGGATATAGAAATTCTTTTAATAGTGAAACTTCTGGTGGTGGCGGTTCATCCGAAACTGCATTAATTTTTAATCCTGGTATAGAATATACAATAACAATAGGAGCTGGAGGAGCTAGTGGAAACCCTGGAAGTAGTGGTAATAACACTACATTAGCAGGAGATGACATTACAAATGTAGTTTCAAATGCTGGTGGTAGAGGTGGCTCTTCAGGACAATCTCCTGAAGGAAATGGAGTTGGTGGTGGTTCTGGTGGGGGAGCCGACTATGGTACAGGTGGTGGAGGTACTTCAAATCAAGGTTTCGCAGGAGGAAATTCTCCTTCAAGTGGCTCATCAGGTGCTGGCGGTGGTGGTGCTGGCGGAGTAGGTGGAAATGCCTTAGGAAGTGGTGGTGCTGGTTTAGATTCTGGTATTACAGGTTCAACTGTCGGTAGAGGTGGCGGCGGTGGTGGCGGCGGTTTCAATGGAGGTGCTGGAGGTGCTCAAGATGGTGGTGGTAGTGGAGGTCAAGAAATTGGTCCAATAAACGGAAATCCTGGTACAGCTAATACAGGTGGAGGAGCGGGTGGTACTCGTCCAGCTCAAGGTAATCTTGTTGGCGGTTCAGGTGTTGTAATACTTCGTATGCCTAGTAAAAATTATACAGGCACTACAACCGGTTCACCCACTGTTGGTACGGATGGAGCAAGTACAGTTCTTACATTTACAGGAAGTGGGAGTTACACAGCGTAATGGCTCATTTTGCAAAATTAGATGAAAATAATATAGTTACTGAAGTTCATGTTGTTCATAACAATGAAGCAACAGATGAAGAAGCTGGAATAAATTTTTTAAAAAATCTTTTAAAAGAACCTGACGCGGTTTGGAAACAAACTTCATATAATACTCAAGGCGGAGTGCATGTATTAGGTGGAACACCTTTGAGAAAAAATTTTGCTAGTCCAGGATATACTTATGATGCAGCTAGAGATGCTTTTATAGAACCTAAACCTTTTGATTCTTGGGTATTTGATGAAACAACTTGTATATGGAATCCTCCTATTCCTTACCCTGAAAATGCTAGTTTTCATGAATGGAACGAAGAAACTCAACAATGGGATTCAATATCCGATACATAGTAATAATTTATAAAAGGTGTGAAGAAAGAATTAAATAATTTAAAAGACTATATATTACATTTAAGTAATTGGATTCCTGAAGATATTTTAAACCAAACTTTAAAAGAATTAAAGAAAGAAAAAAATTGGCAGCAACACCAATATACAAATACAAAAACTTTTATAGCAAAATCAAAAAATAAAGAAAAAGAACTTGATGTTTGTTATGGAGATAATTTAACTTGTGTTAAAAAAATTCAAGATTTAGTTTGGAAAGGATTAGAAAAATACATTGTAAAAGATAAATTAGGTGGTGATGTTTTTGAAGGATGGTCTGGTTTCAGTAAATTAAGATTTAATAGATATAACAAAAATCAGATTATGTCTAAACATGCGGATCATATAGTGAGTTTATTTAGTGGAGATGTAAGGGGTATACCAATTTTAAGTATCGTAGGTATTTTAAATGATAACTACCAAGGAGGAGAGTTTGTAATGTTTAATGATTATAAAATAAAATTTAAACCTGGTGATTTAATTATATTTCCATCTGTTTTTTTATATCCTCATAAAGTAAATCCAGTCACTAATGGAACAAGATATTCTTTTGTATCTTGGTGTTATTAATATGGAAATACATAACTTGTTTCCTACACCTATTTATACTTCTAATATAAATAGAAAATTTACAGAAAAAGAATTAATTTTTGTAAAAAACCAGAAAAAAAATACTAGAGAAAATGTTGGAAGTAATCTTATTACTACCAATAAAAACATACTAGATGAAATAGAATTTAAAGAAATAAAAATTTTTTTAGAAAAATCATGTCAAGATTATTTAGATAAAATTATTTGTCCATTAAATGATGTTAAACTTTATATAACTGAGTCTTGGTTAAACTATACCGAAGAAAATCAATATCATCACGAGCACACTCACCCTAATTCAATAATATCAGGTGTATTATATATTGATTCAGATAAAGACAATGATAAAATAAAATTTATCGTTAGCCAAAACAGTTATTCATGTATACATCCTGACATAGACAAAGATAAATTTAACATATGGAATTCTAGTTCTTGGTGGTTTCCTGTAGAAACAGGAAAATTAATTATGTTTAGATCATCAACCATACATAAAGTTGAAAATAAAAAAGGTTCTAACACGAGAATAAGTCTTGCTTTTAATACTTTTTATAAAGGAACTTTAGGCAATAGTGATAGTTCAACAAAATTGATACTATAGTTGAATAATTTTTTAAAAATGTTGGTAGATATTAATTATGCTAATAATAGTCAAAGAAAAAAAGAACTTTGGGATGTAGAAGGAATTCTTAAAGATAGATTAAATCAAAAACTTAAATTTGATTTAAGACCATTGAAAGATAATGCTAAAATCGGAAGTTTTAAAACTAAGGCAGACAAAATGGTTTTTGATATGCCTAAAGAATATATTGTAATAGATGTAGAAGAATTACAAAATTATGTAAAAACAAATAAAATAAAAAAAGTGTATTTACAAAAATTAATATTTGAACTAGATTGGAATATAGTAATAAAGAAATAATATGTTATTTCCCATAATTATACAGGATAATTTTTTTGAAGATCCAGATTTTATAGTTAACTATGCTAATAAATTAAAATACGAAGAGAATGTAAAAAGAGCTCCTGGACTAAGAACAAAACCAATTCATCAATTTGATCAAGAATTTTTTTCTTGGGTTACAAACAAATCTTTAAAACTTTATTATCCAGATAAAGATCTTGAATTTTCTGCTTCGGCAGTGTTTCAAAAGATACCTGTAAATTTAAAATATGATGGGTGGGTGCATGTAGATTCTCCATGCGAATTAACCATCTTAGTTTATTTAAATAAACATACTGAAACTGGGACTAGTTTTTATAGACGTAAAACTCCAATAGAATTTTCAGATAAAAATCAAGAACTTAAACATGAATATTTTTTACATTCAAATAATAATAACAAAAAAATAGAAGAAGCTAAAAAATTTAACAATAGTTTTTTTGAAGAAACTATAAATATAAAAGGTATTTATAATAGATGTGTTATGTTTGATGCATCTCTTTTTCACGCTGCACAAGTTTTTACAGGGAATCCTGAAGAAAAAGAAAGATTAATTCTTGTAAATTCCATATTTTCTATAAGTGAAAAAGGAAAAATATTAAAATATCCAGTAGCAGAATGTAGGAGATGTTAGTGACTGAACACAAAATAATTGATAATTTTTTACCTGATGAAATTTTTAATAAAATAGAGTTTATAATTTTTGAATCAAAACATTTTCCTTGGTATTTTCAAGCAGGCATTAACACACATCATAATAAACAATTAAAGAGTGATGACAAAACTTGGTACATGACTCATATGATATACCGTAACATGAATGCCCAAAGTAGTTACTTTAATGATTTTAAAGTAATTTTAAATGAGTTGGATGTAAAAGCTTTAATAAGGATGAAAGTAAATTTTTATCCTTCCACAGAGAAATTAGATATTCATAAAAAACATGTAGACTATAGTTTTCCCCATAAAGGTTTTATCTTATATTTTAATTCTTGTGATGGATATACAATATTGGAAGACGGTACTAAAGTAGAGTCTATTAGAAATAGAGCATTGTTATTTGATTCTAGTCTACCTCACAGCAGCACTTCTTGTACAAATACAAAAGGAAGATTTAATATTAATATTAATTATTTATGATAAAAATTATTAAAAATTTTTTAGATAAAGAAGACTTTTTACATTTACAAAAATATCTTCTAAGTGAAGATTTGCCTTGGTATTATAGAAAGAGTATGATCCTTAATTCAAAAGATTCCCCTTATTTTACATACTGTTTTTTTAATGATAATGAAATAACCTCTAATAATTTTAATTTAGTTAAACCTATACTGGATAAATTAAATTCATTATCAATAATTCAAATAAGAGCTAACTTAGTTTTAAAAGAAGAAAAAACAAGACAATGTGGCTGGCATTGTGATTACGGTTATAAAAATTTTAAAACAGCCATATTATATATTAATCAATCTAATGGACCTACACTTATTAAAAATAATGAAAGCTCAGTATTACCAGAAGAAAATAAAATTTTAATTATGGATGGAAACACTGAGCATGCATTAGTTACACAAACAGATACGCGAAGAAGGGTTGTATTAAACTTAAACTATTATGAAAAATAATATAGCAACGAACCTTACTATAGATACATGGTTTCCAATTGCTATAGGAATAGCACGTTGTCCTTTTATAAAAGAGATTAAGAATGATTACAAAGAAGCTATAAAAAATTATAGTTATGATGAAAATGGTTTTTGTAATAAACAAGTTTACGAAGATCCACAATTTAATAAATTAAATAATTGGATACTTCAAAATGTAAATATATATGCAAAATCTCATTTATATAAAGATCTATATGACTGCACAGAGTCTTGGGTTTTAGATTATCCGGTAGGTAAAGGACAACCTTCTCATGCTCATTTAGGAAGCACTATTTCTTGTGTATTTTATTTAGATGCTGATCCAGATGATGCACCTATTATATTTATGAATTCAAATATAGATATTAAAAATCCTTTAAACTTAAACGTACGCAACAAAGAAAATATTGAACATAACGAGTTAACTTATAGCAAGTGTCAGTATACATGCGAAAGTGGAAAACTAGTTATATTTAGAAGTTACATGTTACATGCAGTGGCACCCAAAATAAAAAAAGGGAAAAGAATAGTTTTTTCTTACAATTTTGATAAAAAATAATATTTTTCAATAACTTTGACAAAAATAAGAAATAGTTTATAGATTAGGTCTGTACGGAGAGTTCCACCACACCACTCTCCGTACTTTTTATTATATCCATTAGGCTATAAATTTGATATATAAAGGTTTACTATGCTACAAAAAATAGGATTTCAACCAGGTATTAATAAACAACTTTCTGAAACCGGGGCCGAAGGTCAATGGACAGGATGTGATAACGCTAGATTTCGATACGGTGTTCCTGAAAAAATTGGTGGCTGGAACCAATTAGGTAGTTTAAATCAAAATGAGTTAACAGGAGCTGGTAGAGGACTTCATCATTTTATTAATAGTTTATCTAGAAAATACGCAATTATAGGAACAAACAGGATTCTGTATGCTTTTTCTGGGGGAGTGTTTTATGACATACACCCTATTCAATCAACTACAGTTCTTACAAGTGCTTTCAGTACAACTAACGGATCACCCACAGTTACAATAACTTACTCTAGCTCACATGGTTTAATCCCTGGAGATATACTTTTAATGAGTAATTTTTCAACAATCACAGGATCAAATTATAGTGCTTCTGATTTTGATGACAAAAAATTTATGGTGACTACAGCACCTACCAACACAACAATAACTATTACAATGGCTTCTAATGAAAGTGGTTCTGGTGCAACTACTTCAGGAGGAATAACAATTAAAAAATATTACACAGTAGGACCAGCTGTTCAAGCTCAAGGTTTTGGTTATGGTCTAGGTTCTTGGGGTGGAGAAGATGGTTCAGCAGTCACAACTACTTTAAATGGTGCACTTGGAGACAATGCATTTGGGACTGGTGGATCAGGAACTTCTATTACATTAACAAGCACTGCTAACTTTCCTGATTCAGGAACAAACTTTATTTTGGTAGGAACAGAAGAAATATCTTACACAGGTGTGTCTGGAAACGATTTAACAGGTATTACAAGAGCAGTTAGAGGAACAACTAGAGCAGCTCATAGTGACGGAGCAACAGTGACTAACTCTACAGAATATGTTGCATGGGGAGAAGCAGCATCAGGGGATTTAGTTCTTGAACCGGGTATGTGGTCATTAGATAATTTTGGTGACAAAGCAATTTGTTTAATTCATGATGGTGCTGTGTTTGAATGGGATTCAAGTTTATCAAATGCTACATCAACAAGAGCAACAATTATATCTGGTGCACCAACAGCATCAAGACATATGTTAGTATCTACACCTGATAGACACTTAGTATTCTTTGGAACAGAAACAACTATTGGATCACCCTCAACACAAGATGATATGTTTATAAGATTCTCGGACCAAGAAGATATAAATACGTATACACCAACAGCAACCAATACAGCTGGTACACAGAGACTGGCCGACGGATCACAGATCATGGGAGCGATTAGAGGTAGAGATGCAATTTATGTTTGGACAGACACTGCTTTATTTACTCAACGTTTTGTTGGTCAACCATTTACCTTTGCGTTTGCGCAAGTTGGAACTAACTGTGGACTTGTTGGACAGAATGCATGTGTTGAAGTTGACGGTGCTGCTTATTGGATGTCAGAAAATGGTTTCTTTAGATTTGCTGGTAGACTAGAATCACTACCATGCTTAGTTGAAGACTTTGTTTATGATAGTATAAATTTATCTTCTGGTAACCAAATGGTATCAGCAGGATTAAATAATCTTTATGGTGAAGTTATTTGGTTTTATCCGACAACAGGATCGTCTGTTGTTAATAGACAAGTTACTTATAATTATTTTGACTCATCACCACAAAGACCTGTTTGGACAGTTGGTTCTTTAGCTAGAACAATGTGGAAAGATTCTGCTATATTTGGTCTACCTCACGCAACTGAATACGATGCAAGCACTGATACATCTTTTGATGTTATAGGTAATACGGAAGGCAGAACAAGTTACTATGAACACGAAACAGGGACAGATCAAAATAGAAATGGTACAATTACTGCGATAACTTCTAATATAGAGTCAGGAGATTTTGATATTACACAAGCTCGTAGTTCATCAACCGGTCAGCAAACAGGTGTTGCAACATTCAAAGGAGATGGTGAGTATCTAATGAAGATAAGAAGATTTGTACCTGATTTTATATCTCAAACAGGAACAACAAGAGTTACACTACAATTAAAAAACTATCCTAATAGCACACAAGCTAGTTCACCACTTGGTCCTTTTGATATAACATCCTCTACAACTAAAGTAGATACTAGAGCTAGAGCCAGAGCAATTTCTTTAAAAGTAGAAAATACAGGAACATCTCAAAGCTGGAGATTAGGAACTTTTAGATTAGATACACAACCAGATGGAAGAAGATAATGGCAAAGATTGTACAAGTAATAACTAGACCTGAATTAGAATATAATTTACAAGTTGCAGAATCTCAAGTTAGAGATTTAGATGCAATTGTAGAAAAATTAAACTCAACGTTTCAAGAAGAATTAAAAGACGAAATTGAAGCGTTTAACTTTTTTTTAAATTAATGGCTAATCAATATAAATTTGTAGGTACAGATAACAGCACAACAGGAAGTGCAATAAATCCTTTTGGTACAGGTAACCCTTTAGTAAGTGAAACATATGTAATTAAATCTATATTAGTTACATCAGCTGGCACACCATCAGTTACAGTCACAAACAACAGTATTACGGCCATAAAATCAGCAGCTTTAACCGCTAATGTTACAACAGAATTATTGACTCAACCTTTAGTGGTTGAGGGTGGTAATACCCTAACCGTGCAATCAAGCACAACAGATTCATTTGACGTAGCTATTAGCTACCTAAACATTAAGAAGGAGATAACAACGTAATGGAAGTATTAAAACCAGCAAAAGTAGAAACAACGTACAGACACAAGGAAACTGGAGAGCTTTTTAAGGAAAGAAAAGACTGGGAAGCTAAAGGTTATAAGAACGAGGATATGGCCCAAGATGTAAATGTCGTGATGCCTAGCCTTGATTTATTTGGAAAAACAAAATAGAATAGTAAAATGGCCATAACAAACGCACAGCAATATAAACAGATACTACAGAAGGAAAGAGAAGAAAAAGCTTTCGGTGGTGTAATGGGTATTGATGGACGTAAAGCGTACGTTGGCGGAAGTTATAGAGATCCAAGTCCATCAAATAAAGGACAAGGTTCCGGTCTATATCAAGGTGGAAGTAAGGCTCCAGGAAGTGCTGAATCAATAGGTGGCGGTAGAGATGGTCCTGATCCTGATACTGCAGATCCTTTTTTTCGAACAAGACCAGACGATAAACCCAAAACAATAATTACACCAGACAATTCTAATAATAAAAAACCACTTAACATTCCTGATTTTAAAACCGCTGCAAAAAAAAGTGTAAAGTTTTTAAAAAAGCAATTAGATAATAGATTAGGAATGATATACAATTTTCTTCCAAGCAACCCAGAACTATCCTATCAATATATAGATCAACTTAGTGAGGAAGAATATAAAGATTTACCACAATCGTTAAAAGATAGATTTGAAACACTTACTCAGGGATATGAAATAGAATCAGGTCAAACAAACTTAAAAGATCTTAATAAATTACCTTATGATGAGTATAGTTTTTTAGCTAATGATCCTAAGTTTCAAAAGTATGCTTATGACCGAGGTAAACCTGCATTAAAAGAATCAGGTAACGTAGGTGGGTTAGGTGATAAGTTTGTTAAAAAAGATCCTATTACTGGGGAAACTCTTAAAGATCAATATGGACAAACTCTTTATGGATATGATCCTGTAAGAGATGGTGACGGTGGTGGTATGTCTGACTATGAAAGAAGATTACTAGAACTTGAACAAGCTGTAGCAGCAGCTACTGGAACACCAGAAGTAGAAGAAGATCAAATTGTTAATTACAGATTAATGGCTGATGGTGGTAGAGCAGCACTTGCAGAAGGTGGTATGCCTTACGAAGGTGGAATCATGGACCTTGAAACATCAAGACAGATGTATGGTCTAGGTAAATTTGTTAAAAAAATTACACGTGGTGTTAAGAAAGTTATTAAATCACCAATAGGTAAAGCTGCATTAGGTGCAGCTTTATTTAGATTTGGACCTGGTCTTTTAAAAGGTGGTGGACAAGGTAGTATTTTTTCAAAATTATTTGGAGCAAATAATACTATGAAAGGTTTTGCAAATATAAGCACTGCAAAAATGCCAGGTTTTCTTTCAAAAATAGGTTTAACACAAGGATACGGAAGTATGATGCCAACAGCTTTAGGTGGTATATTAGCTTCATCAGCATTAACGGGTTTAATGACACCAAAAGAAGAAGATGATAATGAAGAATTTTACGCAGGAGCAGATTTACCTAATCCAGTAGAGTATTATTTAAGTGGTCAATACACTCCTAACAGAAGACTAGCTGCTGAAGGTGGATCTATGGACGAGCCGGTAGCCAAGAAGACTATGCCATTATTAGATATGGATGGACAAGAAATGGATTTAAGATCTGAAGGTGGATTTGTACCACTAGGTAGAATGGAAAGAGCAGACGATGTACCTGCAAGATTATCAAAGAATGAATTTGTGTTTACTGCAGATGCAGTTAGAAATGCAGGTGAAGGAGATGTGGACAAAGGCGCAGAAGTTATGTATAACATGATGAAAAACTTAGAATCCGGAGGTGAAGTTTCAGAAGAATCTCAAGGATTAGAAGGTGCTAGAGAAATGTTTCAAACATCACAAAGATTAGAGGAAGTAATATAATGGCTACAACAACACAAGTATCAAGACCAGCACCTTTTGTAGAAAAACTAGGAACTAATCTAGCAGAAAATGTATTAGCTCAACAAGGTGTACCTCTCGTATCTACAGGAGCAAGTGGTATTACACAATTCGCTGGTGAAGACGCAGATGCTTTTGCAGCAAGACAAAAAGCTGGACAAGCTTTTGATATTAGAAAACAAAATTTATCAGGCCTTGCACCACAAGTTGCAGGTCAAGATGCATTACAACAACAAGCACAGTCTTTAGCACAATCAGGTGTTGGATCATTTGAACCATTTTTACAAACAGCAGAATCACAAGCAGGTTTAGCTTCTGGATTAGGAACTCTTTCTCTTGGACAATTAGGAACTGCAGCATCTACTTTTGGTGGAGTGCCAACAGGTCCTATGACAACTGCTCAAACTCAACAATATATGTCACCATATCAATCACAAGTGATTGATGCCTCATTAGCAGAATTTGATCGTAATTCACAAATTCAAGAACAGAGAATACGAGATCAACAAGCAAGTTTGGGTGCGCTCGGAAGTGGTCGAGCGGGGGTGCAACTCGCTGAGTATGGCACAGGGGCAGCGAGAGAACGAGCTTTATTACAAGCTGGTCTCTTACAACAAGGTTTTGGACAAGCTCAAGCTGCAAGACAGCAAGACATCCAAAACAGATTTAACTTAGGACAAGCACAGCAAGGTATTGCTGGAGCAACTCAAGGTTTAGGTGCATTCCAATCAGGATTGGCTGGACAACAAGCACAACTTGGAGCGCAAACACAAGCACTACAAGGTACAGATATTTCACGTTTAGGTCAGTTGGGCGCACTGAACCAAGCGCAAACACAAGCAGGATTAGATGCAACTAGAGAAGCTACAAGACAAGCAGCATTCTCACCACAAGAACAATTAGATAGATATGCTAATCAAGTAACAGGAATCATGGGTGGTTATCCAGGTCAAACAACTTCAACTAATGTTCCTAACCCTACACCATTACAAACTGCATTAGGTGTTGGTACAACACTTGCTGGTGTATACGGTGGATTAACAGGTAAATTAACAGGAAACTTTAATTTTAATAAACAAACGTAATTATGAATAGAACTTTAAAAAGACCAATGTTTAGAATGGGTGGATCAACAGGAACTGGTATTACATCAGGACTAGATCAACCAAGAAAACAATACAATCAAGGATCTAATCCTTATAACATGGGGAGTTTTGCTCCTGGAACAGGTGCAGGTTTCTTAACTCAATTTGGTTTAGATCTAGTATCAAGACCCCCAGCGGGGAACATATTTCAAACAGTAGCACAATCAGCTCAAAAACCTTTTCAAGATTTTCAAGCAGCACAGTTTCAAAGAGGTCAACAAATGGGTGAAAGAGATTTTTTAAGAAGTGAAAGATTAGAAGGTCAAAAGTTTGATGAGTCACAACTAGCAGCTAAATTAAAATCTGATGAAAAAATTGCAGGTATGAGAACTAATAAAGATGATGTTTTATATAACGTATCTTTAGAATCATTTTTAGAAAACCTACCTCCAATGGTAGCTGAAAGAGCAGCAACATTTAACACTGAAATGGCAGATATTTTAAGACAATCTGTAGGTGGTCAAAAATACGGTGGAGTATTAGAAATTGATATTAGAGATCCTGAACAAGGAAAAATTATAAAAAAACAAAAAAACAGATTTGACAACAAAGTCTTTTACGATCCATATGAAGACAACTACAAATACATAGTAATAAAAAATGGTGTAATTTCTTTTGATGAATTTTCAACAATACCAGAAATTAAATTCCCAGACTTTACAGCACCACCACCAGAAAAAACAGATAGATCCGTACCAGATTTTGGTATGTCAATGGATGATCCACAAGCATAGGTAAGTAAATGGCTCTACAACCATTATACCCAGCAGAAGAAAACAACGAAGTATCATGGTATACTTCTGGACTTGCAGGTATTGCATCCGGTGGTATTAAAGTTGTTGAAGGAGCATTCTCA